TTAGTTGGATCGACCTTGTACAAGCTGACATGGAAGGAGCGGACTACGCCATCGGGGCTTTCGATCTCTGCGCTGCGGGCTTCGGCGCTCCGCACATCAGGCAAAGACTTTGGTTCGTGGCCGACACCGACAACCCGAGATCACAAGGGCGGATATCAGGGCGGACGGATTCGGAACGGCAAGATCAGCACCGACACGTTGGACGTGGCGGCACAATTATCGGGGTGGGCAACTCCGACATCGATGACGGGCGGCACGAACATAGCGCCGTCACATTTGAACGGGAAACACGGTTGGAACACGGGGGCTCAAGCTCAACTGGCAGGATGGTCAACACCGACAACGGCGGATCACAAGGGAGCGGCGAAACCGGAGTCGGTCAAGGAGTGGAACAGTCGGGGTCACAACTTACCGGAACAGGGTCAAATGTCGGGATGGGCAACGCCCAACACGATGGACAGTCTACCGTTGCGGAGCCGAGAGGCGATGATCCGGATGCATCAGACGACCCGAAAGAACAGGTCCTTCCCATGCAATTTGAGGGAGCAAGTATCGCCAGACATGATCGAAGCGGTGATGGACGCGAAAGGGGAAGTGAAGCCCAAACCAGAGCCAAGGAGACTAACGGTCACTGGGGAAATGCTGACTGGCTCCTCTGCCGGGATGAAAAGTGGAGGCCAGTTGAACCCAGCACATTCCCGTTGGTTGATGGGGCTACCGCAAGAGTGGGACGACTTCGCGCCTACGGCAACGCCATCACGGCGCAAGTCGCGCAAGGATTAATTGAGAGTTATATGGAGGGGACATGAAAGAACTTACACCGTTTGAAAAGGCGCACTTGAAGTTTTTAAAGAACCAAGAGCATCAGTGTCAAAATGAAAGTCAAAGAACAAACTTTGAGCATCCTAACGTTAATCAAGATTGGGATCGAGCGAGGCGCGAGTTGAAGGAATTTGTGAAAGAACTTAGGGAGAAGGGCAGACATGTATAAATGCTGGTTGAAATTTTTTGGAGTAAATAAATGAGTGAAGTAATAACAGAATTGAAAATAGCGGTGGTAGAGGAGATTGTCTTCTCTGGTAGCGCATTTGCGGTGACTAAGGATGGTGATGGTATTTTTATCAACTCCCGAATAGTTGATAAGTTAGGATTGAAGCCTGGAGATTCAATCCAAGCCTATATTGTACCGAATTATCCCGACAAAGCGGACCAGATAAAATATCGGGCAATGCGAGCAAATTTGGTATCGCAAGTAAATCCGGTTGAGGAGGGGTTACACAAGATTGCAGGTAACGGTTCGTTGCCTAGTAGGATTACCCGACTTTTAAAAGAGGATGAAGCTTTGTGGACATTGTCAGAAATATGTGAAGAACTTGCAGAGAGTGAACAAGATGTATATACTGCGCTTGCAACTCTTCCTAATGTACAGAGTACGAAGGCATATTATATACTGTGAGGTCTGCTATGAGATACAAAAACATTGCGTTGTTTCCGGATGACCGTGAAAAATTAAAAGAGATTGCGGATGCGGAACAACGATCCATGACACGACAAATGTCTGTAATTATAAACAAGGAATATGAAAGGTTTACAGGGGAAGAAACGAGTGATAAGCTAGAATAGCTTGAGGGTTTTCGTTAAAGTCCGCTCGACTTTGTTTGCCTCTGATTGACTGCCCCGCCTCGGCGGGGCATTTTTTATTTGTTTTTACACTCGTTAGGTTTACCGATTTTTCCTTTGAGAGTTCGTTCTGGTTCTTTTGAGTAACCGCGAATTTGGGTTACATTGTTTCTACTCATGCTTCTTAACAACGCCGCACCAAACTCAGGTAAAATACCAGTGTGGTGTGCAAGGGCAGCGGAAGCTGTTTGCAAATTTCGTAATCCACGTTTGTAGTCTACCATTATTTCTACCACTGCATCGTGGTCTTGCTCAGTCGTAACCATTCTCTTGCCTTTTCTCCTAATGCTTTTGCCCCTAGTTCAATCTTATTACGCAAAGCTTCAACAATCTTTTCATCGATTGTGTTAGGTGTGATTAGATCAACGTAGGTGACATTTTTTGTTTGACCGATTCGATGGGCCCGGTCTTCGCTTTGCATTCTTGTTTCAAGATTAAAGTCATTTGCATAATAGACGATTAAGTTGGCTTGGGTCAAAGTCAGACCATAACCAGCTGTCTGTGGGTTCCCGACAAAATATTGTATATTGCCATCGGGGTTTTGAAACTCATCTATTAGCAGTTGACGCTCCTGATCTGTTGTTCCACCGTAGTATGCACCTGCATTTGGCAGAGTTTTTACGATGTTCTCAATGTCATAACGAAACCTGGAGAAAATTATCGCCTTGCCGTCATGCTCATTGAGTACTTCTTGCAACGCATCTATACGATATGTGGGGAACATTTGCAACTCCCCTTCTTCTGTACGGAGGTGCCCCGACAAAACTTGCTGCAATCGTAACATCTGGGTGATAATCGCGGGTGCCGTAGTAAGGTCACCCGACTCAAACATGTAATACGCTTCCTCTTCGATGCTTTTGTACATGCGTTTTTGTTCTGGGGTCAGTGGTACATTGCGTGAAGTATACAATTTATCTGGCAGGTCCAGACAATCTTTTTTCAAGGCTCGATATGACCATTTGAGTAATCGGTTGGATAAGTCATCCAGGTTTCGAAACCCAACAATGGTGCTATACTCCCGATTATGATACCCGTTGTACCCTGTTTCCATAATTGCATATTTGTTTTGAAAGCCATAAAATGATTCAAAACCTAACAAACCGGGACGCAAAAATTCTGACTGAGAAAATATATCCACTGGGGACTTTGTTATCGGAGAACCCGTTAGTATACGCCGATACGCAAAGTTTTTTGATATCTTTAGGAGTGCTTTGGTTCGCTTTGCTTTATGGTTCTTGATAGTTGTGCTTTCATCAATGGCAATAAGACCATATTTACCAAACATACGTTGGAGGTACTGACCTGTTTTTTGTCCCTTGACCGTGGAGAATGACTCCACGTTCATGACAAATAATGTTAATCCATCGAACTGTTGCCCGACACTCCGCATATGCTCTAACTGACTTTTGTTTGCTGATGAAAAATATTGAATTGTTCGGTGCGATATGTCCGTTGACATATGTTCTGGAATTTCTTTTCGCACCCAATTTGAGTATACACCCTTCGGTGCGATGATGAGAGCAAAGTTAATTTTCTTTTGTAAATGCAAAATTGCAAGCTCGTCAATTAAAACCTTTGACTTACCCGTACCCATTTCCATAAAGTAACCAAACTCCAATTTGCCATCCGCTGTTGCCAGGGCTTTTTCCTGATGAGCAAATGGTTTTTTCTTAAAATTTAACTTGACGGTCATGTAATCTCCACATAGTGTGTAATGTATTCACTCTACTTACGTGAAGTAATTATGTCAACTAACCTGAAGAGGAGAAACTTGTGGGTGACATACTCGACCAAACGGACGATATCTTTAATGAGTTGTTCGATGAAGCGGCAGCATTAGAAAGTGTTGATACTGACCGCATGAAGACTTTGTCGGACGTTGTTCGACAACTAACAAAGCTCGATGATCAGATAAATGACGCAGAGCAATTTCTTAAAACAATCAAAGCACAAAAACATAAGATCGTAACTGAGGTTGCACCAGATCTAATGGACGAAATGTCTTTGGAAAAACTGGAAGTGGATGGTGTGAAAGTATCTAAGAAGACGATGATTCATGCATCAATTCCTGTTGCAAACAAAGATGAAGCGTTTTCTTGGTTAAGGGACAGGGGTCTGGATGATATAATCAAGAACGATGTAACTGTGACCTTTGGTCGTGGCGAGGACAATCTTGCAGGAAATATAGTGGGGCTCCTACAGGATCAAGGCTTCCAGCCACAAAAGAAAACTCACATTCATTCTCAGACTTTAAAGGCGTTTATCAAAGAGCGTGTGACTGAGGGCAAAGAAATCGATTTGGATCTTTTTGGTGCTTACGTTGCACCGATGGTAGAAATAAGGAGGACAAAATAATGGCAAAAACAGCAGAGCTTGTTAAGCAGGCCGATGATCGAATGGTGAGCACAGAAATCATAGATGATATCTGGGACATGGCGGGTGCTGGAACTGATTTTAACGAGGACGAATTACAGGTCCCACGTTTGAAGATGATCCAAGGCATGTCGCCTGAGAAAAACGAAGTTGACGCATTAGAAGATGGAGACATTTTCTGTAAGTTGACTGGAGAAAAATGGTCTGGGTCGGATGGTTTGACTGTTATTCCCTGCTTTGTGCGTACAAATTATCCAGTGTTTTCTGGGGAGGGTGGTTTTTCACGAGAGATGTCTGAGTTGGATTATAACCAAGCAGAAAAAGATCGTGATGGAACTACAGAAATCTTACGTGCTACAGGCGAAGAAGTTATAAAAACAGATAACTTTGCTTGTTTGATGAGTTCGGGCGAGGACGATTGGCGACCTGTAATTTTACCGATGTTCAAAGCTTCGTTAAAGACAAGCCGTCAATGGAAGTCGGCAATGAACGTGCAGAGAATGAGACATCCGAAAACAGGACAGGTCGCAAGTGCACCTATCTTTTGGAACGTATGGAAACTTGGTACAAAACAAGTAACTAAACAGATCAAAAGAAACAATGTGACGTATTCTGAGTGGAACGTCCAGTTGTTAGAACGCACATCATCGGATATGATGCTGATGGCAAAGGAGTTTCATTTGACCTGCAAAAAGGGTGCGGTGGATGTGAAATCAAATGAGGTTCACGACAACACAGGGCAGCAGGGAAGCAAAGCTTCTGAAAAACTTAAAGGGGATGAAATACCCTTCTAATGTCAGTAGCAGAACGTTTCCTTGCTGCCTTTGTTGGTTCAGAGGTCGCGCATGGTACAGCTGTTGTTAAGCGGACAAACCGTAACGGTAAGGCCGAAACAGATAACATGACCGTGCGTCAACCTTTGGATCAGGAAAAGGTCCAACGTCATCTTCGGGGGGAGCTTGGCGTTGGATCTATTCCGATTAAAAACGATAGTACGTGCCACTGGGGCGCGTTAGATATAGACGACTACGATCTGGATCATAAAAGTCTACAAAATGATATTCAGAAGCTTAAACTTCCGTTGTTGCACTGTCGGTCAAAATCTGGCGGTGCACATTTGTTTTTGTTTTTAGAAGAGTCTTTAGATGCGGCGGTGCTTAGAGAGTATTTAACAGAGATTAAGATTGCATTGGGTTTCTCCAACGCAGAGATATTTCCGAAACAGGAGAAAATACTTGCGGATCGAGGGGACGTAGGTAATCCGATCAACCTTCCATATTACAACTGTGAGATTACCACCAGGTATTGTTTTAATAAAAAACATGAAGCCATGGAGATCGAAGAGTTTTTAGATGCGATAGACAGTAGTCGGATTAAAGAGTCAGAATTGGAAGGGCTCAAATTTTCTGGCAAAAGAAAGTATTTTACTGATGGGCCGCCGTGTCTTGAGCACATCTTTTCGCATGGACCAGTCGGTGAGAACCGCAACCAATGTCTTACACAGATTGGTATATATACAAGAAAGAAGTTTGGCGATGACTGGGAGCCAGAATTAGAAAAACAAAACCGTAAAATGTTCAGTCCGCCATTAGAGGCTAAAGAAATGCTAACGGTTCAGAAGTCTGTTGGTCGTAAAGACTACAAATATCTGTGCCAGCAAGAGCCTTTCAAGAGTTTCTGTGATCCAGAATTGTGCTCAATGCGGAATCACGGCATCGGCAGCGAGGCTGAAACAATGCCACAAGTTGGTGGTCTTACGATTATGTTATCAGAACCACGACTGTATTTTATGAACGTCAACGGTAAACGTATTCAGTTATTTACAGAACAACTTCAAAATCCAATGCTTTGGCAGCGAGCCTGTATGGAGCAAGCTAATGAAATGCCTCCTAAAATCAAAACCAAAAAATGGGATCAATTGGTACATGTTTTGATGCGTGACGCTATTAAAATGGAAGTACCACCAGAGCTAACCATATCTGGTCAATTTAAGGAGTTGCTTAAAACATTCTGTACGGGTCGTGTTCGGGCTATGGTCCCAGAGGAACTGGAATTGGGCAAGCCATGGACAGAGGATGGCAGGACGTATTTTAAAATGGAGGGTTTATTAGAGTTTTTAAAGAACAGACGGTTTGAGCACTACACCGGAGTGCAAATCCAAGAGCAATTAAGACTGATCAATGGACATGACAAGTGCAATGGGCACCACGCTATACGCAAGAGCGATGATACGAGAACTACGGTTCGCGTGTGGTGGGTGCCTGAATTTGAGGAGACAGAAGTAAAATTGAAACCACAGGAGTTTAAAAGAGATGACATCCCATTCTAACAAGCTACTGAAAGCAAAAGAGGTAGCTGCTTGGCTTAACGTGTCGGAATCCGCTGTATGGAAGTGGACAGATGAGGGTTCATTTCCCAAACCAATAAGATTTGGAGAACACAAAAAAGGCCATGCTACTCGTTGGGTAGAAAACGATATTCATGAATGGTTGGAAAACAAGAGAGAGTCCCGTGACTAAACTAATCTTGGGTCCACCTGGTTGTGGAAAGACACATACTTTAGTTCAACATGTGCGTGATTACCTTGCAGAAGGAGGGTTACCTGGAAATCTTGGTATGGTGTCGTTTACACGTAAAGCTGTAGAAGAAATGATTGGAAGATTGTGTGTTGAGTTTAACCTAACAAAAAGAGATTTTCCTTTCGTTAAGACGATGCATTCTCTTGGCATGATGGGTCTGGGTTTAGATAACTCTAAGCTTATGAAAGGTAAGGATTTTGAACTTATCGGTGATGCCTTGGGCGTAGACTTCATAGACAAGCCTAACTTGATGGAAGATGGACTTGTTATGACAACCGTGGGGGGCAGAGGAGCCGACTACATTAAAGTCATTGCTCGTTCAAGATTACGCAAAGTTAGTTTGTCCGATGAGCTTAAAGAAACAAACAATCGAGACTTATTTTATGAGAAACTTGTTCAAATCTTTGAAACTATCCAAAACTACAAAAAGACGTATGGTAAACACGATTTTGAGGATATGATTGAATTATACGTTAAATATATTACTCCGCCGAGACTTGATTTGTTAATTGTTGATGAGGCACAGGATCTTCTTCCCCTACAGTGGGACATGGAAAAGAAGATGTCTGAGAGGAGTAAAACCACCGTTATTGCAGGAGATGACGACCAAGCGATACACAAGTGGGCTGGTGTTGACGTTCAGTTGTTTATGGACAGTTCAAAAGATATGCATGTGTTGAAACAATCCTACAGATTACCTGAAAGCATTTGGAAGTTGGCACTGGGTTTATCGAAAAGAATAAAATCTAGACTGCCCAAAGAGTTTTTACCGAGAAAAGAGTCAGGCCACGTAGAGCATTTGTGGCGTTTGAGTGACGCTCCTTTACATGAAGGGTCTTGGACAATTATGGCGAGAACTAATTCGTTTGTTAAGGATCTTGCCGATGACTTGCGTATTATGGGGTATTATTATTCAGTCAAAGGCGTTGCCTCTGTAAACCCAGAAAAAATAATTACTATGCGTATATGGGAGCGGTTACAAGCAGGAGAGTCAATTCCTGTAAGGGAGTTAAAAACTTTTTATGATGTTGTACCCAAACAAGGGGATAAAAGGGTCGTAAAGAGAGGTGGCAAGCAACTTATAGAAGAAGCCTCCTTGGAAGCAGCGTATAATTATTGGGAATTAGTCAAAGATTTTAGGTTAGTTGCGCCCAAGGAGGCCGAATCATATGCTGTAGCTGGTCTGGGGAACCAAGAGAGAATATACATAGAGTCCTTGGAGCGCATGGGCGAGGATATCACAAAACCTCCCAGAATCAAGGTGTCAACCTTTCATGCGATGAAAGGCGGAGAGGATGAAAACTGTGTTGTCTATCTTGGCAGCACATTTGCTTGTATAAGCAATCCAGACCAAGATGAAGAACATCGAGCTTTTTATGTTGCTGTTACAAGAGCTAAAAGAAATTTGTATCTTTTAGAGTCAAACAAGAAATTTAAATATGACATCTAAAAAACCCTTTATCTTGCCGAAGGGCAAAACACTGGTAAGTTTTAGCGGAGGTAGAACCTCCGCTTACATGCTGCACCGCATACTTGAGGAGAACGGAGGGATACCCTCAAGTTGCAAAGTGTTGTTTGCTAACACAGGTAGGGAGATGCCTGGGACATTAGACTTTGTTCGTGATGTACAACATAAGTGGCAAGTAGATGTAACGTGGTTAGAGTACGATAGGGCACCCTCAAATAGATACGCCAACGGCACTGCTTACTTTAAAACTACCGATTGGCACAGGGCATCACGAGATGGTGTTCCGTTTGATAAGTATCTTTCTTTCAATATGCTCCCCAATGTTTTTCGCAGGTCGTGCACCCAAGAGTTAAAAGTTAAAACTATGCGGAGATATTTGTTATCATTAGGTTGGACTCATTGGACTAATACGATAGGAATAAGAGCCGATGAGGGAAAAAGAATTAAAAAAAGCAAAGATAAGCGTTGGGTCAACTGGTTTCCATTAGCTGAAGCGGGTGTCACCAGACGAGACATTATGGGCTTTTGGAGCCGCAGTCCTTTCGATCTCAACATTCTTCCTGGTTCAGGTAACTGTGATGGATGTTTTTTAAAAAGTGAGGCTACGTTGGCGGCAATGTGGCGAGAACACCCAGACAGAATGAAGTGGTGGCAAAACTGGGAGGAGCAGAAAGATAAATCTTTCCATGATGTCCGCACATACAAACAGCTTGGGGATTACGTTGATAGGCAAGGAGACTGGATCTTTGATATGGAGGGTGCTCTTTGTCAGGCAACCGATGGGGAGTGTACTGGATGATACCTTATCCAAGACCGTTGGAATGGAATTATACGTGTTCTTGCGGCTATTCGTGGGTTACTTTTTGGAACCGTTATTCGCAAGACGAGTGTCCTAAATGTGGGCTTTATAATTATCCTGTTGGAGAAGAAGATGAAAAGAATATGAAACGTAACGAGATACTCAAGCAAGCTGAGAAACTTATCAACGGAGATCGAAACAAAAATTACGGCGATGCAAAACAGAATTTTCAAGATATTGCTGATCTCTGGTCTGTGTTCCTTGGTACTAAAGTAACGCAGGAGCAGGTAGCCGTGTGTATGATCTTGATGAAGTGTTCTCGATTAATGAAATCCAATCACATGGATGGCTGGGTAGACATTTGTGGATATGCTGCTTTGGGAGGAGAAAGAAATGACAAAACCCGAGACAGATAGAAAAATAACTTTTGAAGAATGGCACGAGATGACCAAGCATGAGATGCGAAAGCGCGTTCCAGACAATATGAAGGATGAGGACATTGACGCCGTGCGTTTTACTTGGGACGTAGAGAGCGACACGTTTGTTGTAGCGGGATATGATGGAGTGAAACATTGAAACGTGAAGAGATACTCCGGCTTGAAGTCGTTCCTATTACTCGGCTATGACAAATCATGCAGGATAATTTATTTTCATCAACCAACGACAAAGACTATCAGATCAAGAATGAAATGGATTTGATTGAACACGATTGGAATATGCCGCCAGAGTTTCCTGATTTGCGGCACTGTAAAGAACTTGCCATAGACCTGGAGACATGTGACCCAAACCTGAAAACGCTTGGTCCGGGCTGGGCTAGAAAAGATGGCTACATCGTAGGTATAGCAATAGCTTCCAACGATTGGCAGGGATATTTCCCGATACGTCATAATCGAGGCCAGAACATGGACCCGAAGATGGCGCTACGGTGGCTTAAACAGCACATGGAGACTCCAAACATCGACAAGATTATGCACAACGCAACGTATGATCTTGGTTGGATGAGGGCAGAGGGCATAGAAGCACAAGGTCGGGTGATTGATACGATGATCACCGGAGCATTGGTCGATGAAAACAGATTTAGTTATGCATTGAACTCTCTTGGCAAAGATTACTTAGGAGAAACAAAAAACGAAAGATTGTTACGCGCAGCGGCAAAAGACTTCCATGTTGATCCAAAGTCAGAGATGTACAAGCTACCGCCCAAATATGTGGGCGCATATGCCGAGCAGGATGCAGCTTTAACTCTGCGTTTATGGCACTGCTTACAGAATGAGATTGCAACTCAAGACTTAAAAAGCATTTGGGAGTTGGAAACGGCCTTAATTCCAATGATGTTGGATATGAAGACTAATGGTGTCCGGGTAGATATCGATGGAGCGGACAGGGCTAAAACCTTTTTGCAGTCCAAAGTAAAAGAATTACATAAGTTTATTAAAGACAAATCTGGCCTGACAGTTGAGCCCTGGGCCAGTGCATCAGTCGCAAAGGTGTTTGACGCTATCGGAGAGACTTACACAGTAACGGAACAAGGATCTCCATCGTTCACTAAGCAATGGCTACAAAACCACTCTCACGAGGTCGCACAGGCGATTGTACGGCTACGCGAGTTTGACAAAGCAGACAGTACCTTTGTTGACACAATCTTACGACACGCACATAACGGTAGAATCCACGCCGAGTTTCACCAGTTAAGGTCGGATGATGGTGGCACGGTTACGGGACGATTCTCTAGCTCCAACCCAAACCTTCAACAGATCCCATCCAGGGATAAAGAGATCAAAAAACTTATTCGAGGTTTGTTCATACCGGAGGATGGATGCAAATGGGGCTCATTCGATTATGCCAGCCAAGAACCACGTTTGTTAGTGCATTTCGCAAACCTCATTACAAAGAGCCCCACACTTACAAAAATTATAGATGCGTACAAAGAGGGTGTTGGGGATCTTCATCAGATGGTTGCGGATATGGCGGACATTAGCCGTACAGAGGCGAAGACCGTCAACTTGGGTATTATGTATGGCATGGGCAAAGGTAAATTGGCAACTCAACTATCTATATCCAAAGAAGAGGCGACAGAACTACTTGAAACGCATCATAAAAGCGTGCCCTTTGTTAAAGATATTGCAGGGATAGCAAGTGAAAGAGCCGAGAGCGTTGGGTCTATTCGCACCTTGTTGGGACGCAGATGCCGATTTGATTTGTTTGAACCCAAGTCTTACACGTACAATAAACCTTTACCTTTTAAAGAAGCTATGGAAAAGCACGGGCCCGTGCTTCGCAGGGCTTTTACTTACAAGGCCCTCAACAAACTGATACAGGGTTCCGCAGCTGACCAAACCAAGAAAGCCATGCTCGATTGTTATCAAGAGGGACTTTTACCTATGCTTACAGTTCACGATGAGTTATGCTTTTCGGTAGAAGGAGACAGTCAGGCGCACCGGATCAAGGACATAATGGAGAATGGGTTGTCGGATGTCTTGACTGTCCCTTCAAGCGTAGATGACGAATTGGTCGATAACTGGGGCCAAGTATCTTAGCGCAATCTTTCGGCAATCTGTTGGTTCTTGGCCTGCGTAATTGGATTAGATCCCAAGAGTGCGGGGTTGAGAGGGGGTAGTAAGCCATCTCTTGTTTTTGGTACAGGCGCGGGGTTGAGAGGGGGTAGTAAGCCATCCCTTGTTCTCGGTGCAGTTGCCGCTCGTGCCGCCGTTTGGACTGGCTGAGATAATTGAGATATTTGATCTTGAGTCCTTTGTACTTGCTCCGATGTTCTTTCTCGTATTTCCGAAGCTGCAGCGGCCTGTTGTTGTGCCGCTATACGATACGCTGCTTCAAAAGCAGCACCAATTCTATCAAAATCCCCCGCCCCAGGACGAACACCTTTTGGTTGCGTAATCAAATTTAAAACACCTTTCATACGGAGAAACTTTGCCATACCTGCTATACCAGCGACTGTAGCCAACGTTTGAAATGGATTCGTAAGATAAGCAAGAATACCTAATCCCGTAGCAATAGAAGCTGGCGCAAGTGCTCCAAGACCTTTTATTGGTTCGTTTGAAGCTTGATAAGACAAATTCACTAAACGGTACAAACCGTCAGTAACTTCTTTTCCAAACATTGCTTCCAAAGATCCTCTTTTATACGCATCTAATGTTTTCTTTAATGAGGCTGAATATTTTCCGCTTGCAACAAGATCAACAAATTCTTTTGTATTACCTACAGAACTATCGCCTGCTTTGGCTAAAATACGAGTCAAAGCAATGTTTTCAACTTGATCCATAAGTTCGGGAGACAAATCTTTTTTTGCCGTATTAATGGCTAACGCATTATCTTTTTTGAAAATGACATTAACAATTTTATCTGGATCTTGGGCAACCGCACCTGCTTTAAGTTGCTTCAAATACGGTATAGCTTTCGTATCCTTATCTAACTTAACTAAACCTTGCATACGCTCAATTTGTTCCGCAATGGGCAAATTGCGTAGGTTACTTAGATCCTCTGGTCGAACATTTTTACCCGTAGCGGCAAAATCCAACAAAACTTTATCCAAGCTTTCTAAGTCCCCTTTGAATAAAACATCAGCAGTTGACCCTAATTTTTGAATTTCTTGAGAAACTTTCATAACATCAGCGTTGCCAAAAGCATCGGTATTTGTTTTCAAAAGGTCGTCAAAATAACTTCCCGCCATCAATCTTCTAACAGATTCTCTTTGGCTTACCCCTTGGCCTCTCAATTCTGCAAGTTTTTCGGCTACTCGTGTTTGATCTGCCAGTATTCCATCATAATAACGCCGCAACGGATCACCTGGGACAATATTTAAACCTGTGCCTGTTGTGGGCTGCAATTCAGAAATAACGTCAATCATTGCTCGTTCAGACCCGTCTGGCAAAATAATTTTCATCTTAGGAACAACATCTTCAAGTGTAGGCATTCGGACGGGATCTTTTCCTGATGGAATTATAGCTTTTAAAAACTGATTTAATTGCGCGCCATTGTCCTTCACTATCAATCCAAACTGTGGACTTATCAACCTTTCGGGATTGAAATTTCTAGTCTCAAAATCTTTAAACAATTTTTCTGCAAAAACATTTCTAAACTTTTCAATTCCTTGACTGTAATGAGCGTTTGCCTTTCTTAGTTGATCGAATCCATCTCGGACAACTCGATCCTCTTTAATAAATCCAGTTTTCCCTCTTGGTTGAGGAGCTTTACCCGCTCTAAAATCATCAAATTGTTTGGCTAAATGAGCATAGTAAGCTTCTGTGGATTGAAAACTATCATTAATTGCCTTATTCAATGCAGCCATAACTTGTGTATCTGGAGCACCTATGATGTTTGTATCATAAGCAGCACTGCCAATAGTGCTCCGTAAATTTGCCGCTGTTTTAACATCAACCATAAAATTTTGACCAGCAAGTTCTTTACTGTCAAAAAACCTGCCAAAATTACTTTCCTTTAAACCCCTCCCCGGATTTGTACGGTCTATATTATCAAATACTTGTTTAACATTTTTGATGTTTATAATTCGTTCGTTTTGAAAAGTTTCGTTCGCTGCGTCAAATAAAACCTTACTATCTTCGTCAAAAATTCTTTTTGCATTTTGTAAAGCACCTGCAATCACTGTTCCAGCATCTGCTTTATCCCCTTCTACACCTTTTCTAATTAACTGTCGTACTCCTTCAAGTTCTTTCCCAACAACCTCTTTGAGATTCTTTTGTGCATCTCTAACAAGTGCTTCACTGTCACCATAAATATTATCGATATCTCTATTTACTACGCCCAAGAAAGCTTCAACATCGACATCCGTAACGTCACTACCACGTAATTTTTTTATTTCATTAGCAAGAGCTTCTGCATTTTTCTTAGCGATTTCTGGTTGAGGAAATACTCCTTCATAGATTGCTTGAAGACGACCTAAAATTGGAGCTCCTGTTGCGCCCATTACTGTGGGTCTTATGTCTGCATCTAAAGCTTCTTTGGCGGCGGCTCTTTGTTCATTCGCAACAGTACCACCTTTGCCCTTAATAGCTCTACCAAGTAAACTCGCAAGAGCTCGTCCGCCTACTTCACCGCCAACGCCAAAAAGACCTTCATATGCGGCCTGTCGTGCAACTTCTTCCCCAGTTTGAGCTTGTAAACCCCCTGAATATTCTAAACCTTCATCAAGAAGATAACCTAAAGCAGATCCTCCACCAGCCAGCAACATGGCTATAGGCAAACCAAAGCCTGTCGCAGCAAGACTACCAACTGTGCCGCCGATAATTGGTCCACGGTGCTTTGAAAAGAACTCACCAATGTCACGCCGTGTAAAACCTTTATCTTCAATAGAAAGTAAACCGGTCCCCTTGAGGTCATATTGCTTTTTGAGACTGTCTGGGATGCGGTTAAGATCAAGAAGATAACCTTCCTGCTCCGGATCTTTTTGATACATTTCTGGAGTAAATCCAGATTCTTTTAATCGAAGTTCTGTCTCTTCATCCGTTTCGGCTCGTGCCAAATACCTACGAAGTGAAGCGTTCTGAACGCCCGATCTGTCAATCTTAATTTTCTTTGGTTCTTCTACGGTGACTTCTTCTGCTTCTACCTGTGATGGTTTTTTGTTTTTCAATTTTTCAGCATAATATTGTGCTGCAACGTTCTTAGCTTGTTCAAGATCGTCTGTAGGCATTTGTAGTTGTTCACCATCGGGGAGTTGTATTACGATCATGTGGCAACCTTCATTAAGCTATGTTAAGCGCGCCTAAACGCCCTAAAAACTCTTCTTCACTCATTTCATAAATGGGCCCTTTAGAAACTGGTGGGTCTTTTTTGCCAGGAATCCCACTACTATATGCATTATATTGCTTGATTACACCCTGATTTGTTAAAAGTAATTGTTGATCAAGCAGCACTAACGTTGCCATGAGATCTTTATCAGATTTTTGCGAAAAGTCTTGAAAGCCATTAAAAAATAACATCCCATCCTTTTCTGTTACATTCATTCCAAGAATTTCTGCAACGCGCCTACGGTCTTGGTCTGAAATTGTTCTTCCACTTTCTCCAAGCAAATCAGGCGCAAGTTGTGCCGCTAACACGTTCATAATTTTTTCGTATTTAGTCGCAGGAGTGAGCTCTGTGCCTAAAACTGCATTGGCACGTTCTTCTCCTACAATACCACGGAATCTGTCACT